CGTTGCATTTGATACGTGTCGTGACCACCATATCCTTATCTCACCACTAAATGTAAATTGGCAACCACCACCATTTTTCTCTTTGGCTGCAACGTTGTCATAAAACGATTTACCCTCTTTAGATACTAAGGCAGCAAAGTTAAATTCATACTTATTGTTTGGGTTAGCAAAAACAGCATCTATTAAATCCACAGAGTTTTCGCTACCTTGAATATGTGCAGCACCCTCCATATAATTTTTTGTTCCTTCTAGCGTTTGTTTAACTACGTCAGATGGGGTAGCACTACCAGAAGGGGCACCACCAGAGCCAGTTGAATTTTCGTCTGGTGCTGTGTTACTCAACGATGATGTTAAAAATGTATCCTTTTGAGCAAAACCAATGTATAGTGCCTGCACTTGTAACTCAACAATTGCTTGGGTTGGGACCATTTTTGTATTAAATTTGTTAAAGGTAACTTTGTGAGACATGATAAAACCTTCAACCATAAACCATTCTGACAACATGATTCGAACTGGTGTAGGGACTAGGTATGCTTTGTTTCCAATGTTTGATGAAAAAACACTTAATTTGTTTGAGTCATAGTCTGACGCTAAATCATCATCTGTAGTGTCGGTTGTATCTTTCGTAGATGATCCAGTTTCTGTAGCAGGTTTAAATGTTCCAGATTCTTTTTGTTGAATGATGTCTTTAGCCAAGCCTTGACCAACAATGTCATCAAGAATTAAAATGTCAGCAAGAACACCAATCTCAGTAACCCATGCTGGATCGTAACTTTCTGTTATATATTTCTCAGGGTTGTTACCAATTCCATTTTCTAAAGTTTTACCAGACACTAGGTTTCCGTTTGCATCTTTGTATTTACCGCTAGCCATTTCAGCCTCACGATTAAATAAAAGCACAAAACCAAACGATGCTTGACCAGGAATTGGTTGTGCTAACTGGTCTGGGTTTTGGTTAAAAAAGTATTGCATGTTGTGGTTTGCTTCGATACTTCTAGTAATCAACTCAGGATTAAATTGAAAGTTACAACGCAAGTTCTTTAAAGTTTTAGCACCCTCTACGTTTTTATAAAACTCTGTAAGTCTTCGTATGTACCCTCTGTTTATAACTTCTGTAGCACCATCTTTAGGTACGCCGTTTGTTGCATATGTCCTAGGGTTACCTGGATATATAAACGGTGGATTCATATTAGAAAATAATGATGTCTCTGACTCACGTTGACCAAACGATGTTGGGTTATCAACAGTTGAAGATTTAATTGGGGCTGCCTCAACAAATGTAGAAACTTCTGCTGTAGGGTTATATCTACGTGCGGTTAAAGCAGCAAGCATTTCTTCACTAGGCATTAGTTGTTCCTCATTGATTGTTTCTTAAGTTCTTCCTGAACCATTCTTGTAATGTTCTGGGCGATTCTCCGAGCGTCTTGCTCATTACCGTTAGAACCGTTCATGTTAATAGTTGGTGCAATTGTAATTGAAGTACTACCACCTACGGAGATAGATGAAGATGACCCACGAGATGGCGATGGCATAGGGTCACCACGATCTACACCAGCAGCCTTTGCGGCAGCCTGTGCTTTAGGCATCCAGTTTTCAGTGCGGGCTAAAGCATTACCCTTAATACCCCATGGTGAAAGGTTCTCACTTTTACCACCACTCAGAATCCACGCTGCTCTCACGTTAGTTTCTGGATCAAACAATTCTTCATTTTTGCTAATCTTAAATTTCTTTAAACGATCAGGTCCAAGTTTTCCAAGCATGTTGATTTGGAATAGACCATAGGAATCATCTGGTGGTTTTCCATTATGCGCTGTAGGTGTCCACGCCGATTCACGACCAGAAATAGCCAACATGTTGATAAGGTGTTTTCCACGAAATCCTCGTTTGTACAACAATTTTGCCAGCGCTTGTGGGTCCATTGACCCGGCAGGTTGTGCTCCAGTAGTAGAACCAGAAATACTTTGTTCCACTACTGTTGAGTTTGATCCCTGCATTTTTGCAGACTGTGAAAACATTTGACTGTTTTCATATGATGCACCTACTTGTTCTGCAATAGACATACCTGCGTATGGGTTTACAGTTTGAATAACACCACCGTTACCACCAGCGTTCTTGTAAGAGTCGCCAACCATAGAACCACCGATAGGTTCCCCTGTGCCAGGATCAGTGGCTACTGCACCACGGGTAGCGCCAGCAGGCATACCCCACTGAGAACCATTCTTTTCGTATTCAAAACGTGAGTTAGGAAGTTCTGCTGGTTGAATGTGCCAAGGTTCTCCGTTAACGCTTGCAAATGTTTTAAGGCCATACCTAGATGCGTTTTTCTGAACCCAATCAAGGTCTCCAACCAAGTCGGCAGCAAGACCAAGTTCGTGCATCGAGTGTCCTGGGGGTGCAGCAGGTGCTCCCGATACTCGTTTCCATTGAGCACCATCCCAGTCAACATCTCCCTTGCTACCATCAGTTACTTTCTTGTAACGGGACAAAAAGAGTTGACGTTGTACAGACTCACTACGAGTTCCTTCACCGATACCAACGTTAGGGTTATCCGCTATCATCTTAAACAAACGTTCTTTAAACTTAGAGTTAAGACCACTTACGTTTGAATTTGATTGGAGTTGGCTAAACGACACTCGCTTACCACCATAACCAGATGGAACCATTGTGTTTCCAGCAGGCATGTTTCCGTCACCCCTACCACCACCCATAATTGCTGCACCCAAAGCGCTGAATCCAAGAGACATACCACCTGTGAAAGGTGCTGCTACTATTCCACCAGCCATCAATGCTCCGCCAATGACTTTGCTGCCCATACTTCCTTTACCAATTAAAGGGCTACCGATTCGTGCGCCAATGATTCCCTTTAGTGCTTCATCAAATTTCATAAGCGTTTCTGTAACCGTTTGGATATTCTGTTCCATCTTTGCATAATCATCAGCGTGGTTACGATAAAAGTTTTCGTCACGCCTTCCTTTAGTGGCGATAGTTTCTTCTGCTTGGGTAGCAAAGTTTTCTTCAATACCCATAACAGTTCTGTGGGCTGCATTGGATGGGTCGTACTGCCCCATTTTTCCGCCAGTCTTTTTAGTGAATTGGTTTGCAGAGTTTGCGTAGTCAAACATTAAGTTTTGAATGTCTTCACCAATACCCATTGTTTCCAACCGCATTCGGCTGACAGACCCATTTTGCCTTGCTCCTTCTAGCAATGCAGGGTTTCCAAGCAACCCAGCGTTCTTAGCGCCTGTCCTAATTACTTCATCAAGTGATCGTTGCTTACCACCTGGTCCATAAATACCAGTACCAAGCATCATCGTCATTCGGTTGTTAACCTGTGCAGAACTCATTGTGGATGTCATCTGAGCCAAGTCACCTGTGCTTAATGAATAACCTGATAATGAGCGTAGCCCTTCAAAACCTTTTACGTTAAGGTCAGCCTTTAACCCAGTTTGCGCTTGCAATGCAAGTAGTGTGTTGACACCCTCTTCACCAATGCGGTAACCAGTTAAAGGTTGGCGCATAGTTGATTGGTATTGTGCCTGGGATATACCCATCTGTTGTTGGTAGTAAACACCAAGTTTGTCTGCGGTAAGTGATTTACCATACATTGAGTCAATACGACTATCCATTGCTCCAATTGCATAAGATGCCATTTGAGCAACTTGAGAAACAATCCCAGCACCTCTACCGCCAGCAGCACCGCCACCACCAGATCCACCACCAGATCCACCACCACCAGGTCCAAAGTTATTGATCGTTAATCTACGTGCGTCAATTTGGTTAGCCTGTATCTGGTTTGCACTTGTGTTTGTTATATTTGGGTTTGCTTTAAGTGGATCAACAACACCACCAGCAGCGCTTCTCCCACCACCACCAGCACCACCAGGATTTAAGTTACCTGTGTCTACAGCAGAAATGTCTTGAAGCAACTTAAGGGTTACTTTAAGTTTTTCGTTAACACCCTTAAGACCAGACGTGTTGAGGTATTCAAAATCACTTCTAATCTTTTTAACGCCAGCAGCAAGTTTGTCAAATTGCTGAGTATCTAAACGGAAACGAGCACGAACGTCAGCAGACGCACTGCCTTTAGGGATTGATCCCCGACCTCCAGTTAAATCTTTCTCAGCCATAATTACTCCTGTTTACGCCATCTACTCATTGCTGACCAGTAAGTTCTTTGCCTTACAGTCATTGATTTAATATCCTTGAGCGAGAAGCCCTTGTAAACAGAAGCAATCGAATCGTATTCCCAATATGTTACTACTAAATTAGCCGAATAAAAGTGAGGCCCAGTTGAGCATTACGGGGAATTGCTTTTCGCAATGGGCGCAGTGGGCTTCCACCTCCTTGATTTCTGGGCCAGGTTGTGCTTCCATTAACTTGTCAATAATTGCTGATCGGTCTTTCATTCCTAATTTCTTAGCCCAAGCAAGAATATCCTTTGGCTTTTCCCCATCTGGGAATACAGCACAACGGGAAATAAGAATGGTGTTCTGTTCTGGAACCGTCTTAGCCTTTGTTGTAACAAATTGTGTATCTGCACCAGAAACTAAACGGAACCTTTGCTCAACTCCATTACGCAAAATTACAGTAATGCCATCCCTAAGATCGCCTTTACCTTCACGGACTGGGAACTCTGACATCTCAATAAACACGTCATTGGACTTACCGCAATGTGGGCAATTCATTTGGTACTCACGCACTTCGCCATAAGTTGCACGAACTGTAGCCAAGAACAGAGTGTCTCGGTCTCCGATAATTAGATTGTCAATAACCGATGGGTTATTTTTAACCTTTACGTTTCCAATACTTTCAACACTTCGTTTAAGTAGCGCTGACATGTATTGGGCGTAAAGGTAATCGTCATCTGATTCCATTGAAGCAAGTGCTTCTTCATCCTCACCAGTTAACTCGTTAACTGTGGCAAGGGTTTCCCACTCTTTTGTTTCAGGGTTTTGAACACCCCTGAACAACTCAACTGTTGTTACAGGGGCATTCTGAATACGTGGTACTGGGTCTGCAATTGCAGCGTTTACCGACATTGCGTCTGATTGGGTAGACATGTACTTACTCCTTGTTATTAATAGATAGTTTACTTAATTATTCTTGACTGTCAATTGCCGCAATTTCTGATGCTGTCCAAGCAACATAGAATCCTTCGTGGTGAACGTTCATTGATTGAACCATGATGCCGTTGTCACCAGCGTTAAGGTCGCTGAGTCCGTAAGCACCAGGCCATGCGTTGAACAACTTATAAGCCAGTTTGACGTTACCAGGTTTTACGTTGGCACTTTCATTTTGGCTACTGTCGTAGGCATAGCGTGTTGGTCCTTGATCAGTTACTGAATTAGTAAATGGGTGGTCATAAACCTTAACAATAATGTTGCATCGGTAGTTTGACCCATCTCCAGATGACCCACCTGGGAAACCAGAAACACCACCACTGATCCATGAATGCATGAACTTTTGCCAGTTCCACAGTTGGGCTTGCTCAGCAAATGCGCCACGAGCAAACGACACTGGTGGGAAGTCTGACTGCCCAACCATCTTGTGTGGGTGGGTATTCATTCCGCCTTCACGGTATGGGATAACTTCGTTTGTTACGGCAAGTCCACCCATTGATGCAAAACCCAAATCACCAATACCAGTGGTCAGGTTTTTGAGTTCATCATCAAGAGGTACAAACTTAACCGTAAACTTAAAGTTACGGAGCGGATCTGTGCGTTGTGTACGTGCCATGTTTTCTCCTAGGCGTTAGTAGTGACGGTGCTTCCACCAGTCCATTGACTGATGTTAATTACAATGTATTCAGCAGGAGACTGCAAAGCGACTCCGATAGTTACGTTTACTCTTCCATCTTCAATATCATTTTGCGTGTTGTTAGTCGAGTTACAAATGACGTAATAGGCTTCTGTTGAAGAGTTGCCCTTAAGTCCACCAGTTGCCCAAAAGGCATTAAGGAGTGAGGACAAACGAACTGTAATGTCTGACCACAAACGCTGATCGTTTGGCTCAAACATTGCAAATGCTGTCTTTTGCTTAATCACATCCTTGAGGTAGTTGATTGAACGGCGAACCGTTACATACTTGTCAGATGTGTTACGGGCAAGTGTTCGTGAACCGTTGATGATCACACCAACTCCTGGAACAAGGTTAAACAAGTTGATTTGACTGTCCTTGTAAACCGTTCCTTGCTGGGCTTCAGTAAGGGTTCCAACAAGTCCATAAACGTTGCGGATATCCAAACCGTAACCAGCAGGTGCTTTAGCAACACCACGGGTTACTTCTGAACGAATGAACGCACCGAGTACAGCACCACCAGCATAAGTGTTGCGGATTGCAGCAGCACCAGTCTTCTTAG